TGAATGGAGATACTGATTACAATGATGATGGTTATTTTAAAGAAAAAGTAGTATGATTGATAAGAGAAAATTGAAGTTATTGGGAGTAGCAATTCTAGGAAGTGTAATTGGTTATACAGTGATATCATTGTTTATATTACCTGTTACAATTCTGCAATATATAGCTATTGAAGCTATAATAAGTATTTTACACTTGATGTATAATACTGCAAAATCTGCTGATTAAGCAAATCAATTTTTATGGATAATAATAAAAAGGAGACTTCAAAAAAATGGAGTAGTCAAAGAGACGGCTTTAAACAATCTTTGGAATACCTACAAGGTAGGATGACAGGACAGATAAAAAGTCTTAAGACTCCTTGGGCAAAGTTTAATGATGCTACTACTGATGGTATAGAGTGGAATACTCTTACTGTTATTGGTGGCAGACCAGCTAGTGGTAAAACACTTATTGCAGAACAGATAGTAAGGGAATCTTTCCCACTCAACCCAGGTGAGAATTTTAGGGTTCTGCAATTCCAGTTTGAAATGCTAGCAAGAACATCTGCAATACGTGAGTATTCCAGTGTAATAGGAAGATCATATAAGTACTTGTGTAGTGCTGATGGAAAGCTTTCTGAATCTGATTTATTAAAATGTTATGATTACGCAAAGACCAAAGTGAAATATCCCATAGATGTAGTAGAGAAGCCTTGTACCATAGAAGAGTTCAAGCAAATTATAGGGGAGTATATGATGGAACATGCAACTTATGATTCTGAAAACAACATGATTTTACCAAAAGTACTGATTACTATTGATCACTCTTTATTATTTAAGAAAGCAGCATTTGAGAAAGATAAGCATGACATGCTTAATAATCTTGGTGAAGCTTTAACACTAATGAAAAGGCAGTTTCCTATATCTTTTATTGTGCTGAGTCAGCTCAATAGAAATATAGATAACCCTGACAGAAGTGAAGAGGGTAAATATGGTAACTATGTACTTGAGTCTGATTTATTTGGAGCTGATGCTCTGTTACAGCATGCTGATACTGTTATAGGTATCAATAGACCTGCTAAGCAGAAGATTAGATTCTATGGACCAGACAGATATGTAATTGAAGATGACAGAGTTATTGTATTACACTTTCTGAAATGTAGAAATGGTGACACAAGACTAAGCTTCTTCAAAGCTGAGTTTGAAAAGATGAGGCTAATAGAAATGATTACTCCTCCACAGCAGGAGAAAAGATTATCAACAAAACAATAAAGTATGAGTTTATCAACAAAACCAACAGTGAACAGACAAGAAAAAACTGAAGAGTTATTGCAGCATCACAATTGGAAATTCAAGATGATTCAAGAAGAAAACCCTTTATTTATTCCTAAGTGTGCTTATATACCTAAAGGTATGAGTGAGCAACACATTGGCTTCTTTCAAAGTGAAGTCAAAAAAGGTATGGATATTTATACGGAGTTTACTAGTATTGATTTAGATCCTGAAGATCCAAAGAGAGTTCTTTACAAATGGAGATTTAATCCTCATTATGAAGAAGAGTATGCAAAGACTGAGCCAGCTGCTAATGGGCATTACAGATATCTTGTTCCTGTTTCAGAGCTTATGAAAATTGAGTTTGAGCAAGAAACACCTACTCAGAACTCTTTATTCCCAAACTTTGATGCAATTATTGATCCTGATCAGGATGCACCATTAAACAATATCACTTTACGTGATCTTGCAGCAATTATCTTACAGAAACCTGTAAGTCAAAAGCAGTGGTTAAATGAAATAATTAAATCTAAGTAATCATGGGAATAGTATTGCCAACAACAAAAGTGGCTCCGAGTCATCAGAGTCCTAAGAATCTTATTATCTTTTCTAAGCCTAAAATTGGTAAGACAAGTTTATTGAGTACACTTGATAACTGTCTTATACTAGATTTAGAAGGAGGTACTAAGTATCTTAATGCAATGAAGGTAGATGCCAAAACATTTGAGGATATCAAAGAGATTGGTAAGGCTATCAAAGATGCCGGGTATCCGTATAAGTATATTGCAGTAGATACAATTACTGCTTTAGAAGAAATGATTATTCCATATGCTGAGATGCTGTATTCTAAGTCACCAATGGGTAAAAATTGGTTTACTTCAGAAACAGGAGGTAAAGCTAAGTATGGAAATATTCTTGGTTTACCTGAAGGTGCTGGTTATTTCTGGACTAGACAAGCATTTACAAAAGTCATTGAGTACATTCTAACATGGGCTCCATATGTGATCTTTGTTGGTCACGTAAAAGACACTCAGTTAGAAAAAGCAGGAGGTACATTCTCATCTATGGATTTGGATTTAACTGGTAAGCTGAAGAGAATTACAACTTCTAATTCAGATGCTATTGGTTATCTCCATAGAAAAGGTGATAAGAATGTCCTTAGTTTTAGAACTAATGATGATGTAGCTTGTGGTGCAAGACCAGAGCACTTAAGAAATCAAGAAATAGTGATTTCAGAAATTGATGAGAACGGTGAGTATAAAACTTACTGGGACAAAGTATTCGTAGATTAATAACAAATAAAACAAAGAAAGATGGCTTTAAGCACAGCAGGTTTAGGAAAAGAAGGTGGTTCAGGACTACCTAAAACAATTGCACCAGGTAATTATACACTAAAGATTAATAGTGTTTATCTTGATGATTTTAAATTCATTGAGGGTGCAAAGCATTTAATGCTGAATGTTGAGACTGATCCTATTGATGGATTTGAGGGTTTTATGATTGATAAAGATGATGAATCAAAAGGTCATTATGCCGGTCAAATTGGAAGAGTAAAAGCAAATCAATATGCTTTTGCAGATGGGAAAACAAAAACAGGAAGAGTAATAGAAAGAGATAATTCTATTCTTACGTTTTTACATACTCTATGTAAGACATTAGATATGAATGATTGGTTTCTTGCACAAGATAATAAGCATGATACAATTGAAGAATTTGTAGAAGCATTCAATAATGATGCTCCTTTCAAAGACAGATATTTTGATGCTTGTGTTGCAGGTAAAGAATATGAAGGTAAGTCTGGTTATACAAACTATGACTTATGGCTTCCTAAAGGTAGTAAAGATGGCTATGCTATTACTGCTCAGGGAGGTAAAACTCTTCAATATAATGAAGCTGACCACCTCAAGAAATTAGAGGTAAAGGCAGTTGATTCATTTGGAGATGATGATGACTTTAGTGTTCCACCAAGAGCATCTTCTGACTTCAGCCTAGACTAAATAGTTATAGGGGGAGTTGGAAACAGCTCCCCTTTTTCTAATTTTATGGTTATGATATCTACAAAAAACTTAGTTACAAACTTTTCTGATGTTCCTAAAGAATGGATCTTTGAATATTATCTGAATTTAAAAGAAAGACTTACAGGTCAAGATGTAAAGATGCTATCTGCATTTAACTCTAAGGATAAGATTCCTTCTATGTTTATTTACTTTGACACAAGTAAAGCTGAGTATAAGTTTAAAGACTTCTCTTCTGGTTATCAAGGTGATTGTATTAATCTTGTTCAACATCTATTTAATCTTGAAGGTGTTGGTGCCGTAATAGGTAAAGTTATAAATGACTATCAAAACTATTTAACAGACCATACTCCTGCTCAAAGACTTGAGCTACAGTATCATGATAAGTATAAGGTAGTTGATTATGAGATAAGACACTGGACTAATCTAGATGAAGAATTTTGGAAAAGATTTAAACTAGGCTCTAAGATTCTTGAGTATTACAATGTAGCTCCTCTTAATCATTTTACTATGGAGAAAACAGAACAAGATGGTTCAGTATCTTCTTTTACTAGTAGTATTAAGTATCTGTATGGTTATTTTAGAAAGGACGGGAGTCTCTATAAAATCTACATGCCAAAAAATCTAGATAAGAAGTTTATCAAAGTAGAGAATTACATTCAGGGTGTAGATCAATTGAGCTTTGAAAGAGATTATTTAGTAATTACATCTTCTCTAAAAGATTTAATGTGTTTTGTAAAGCTTGGCTATCAGAATATAGAAGCCATTGCTCCAGACAGTGAAAACAGTATGATTCCTGAGAACATTATTAGTCAACTCAAAAGCAAATACAAAAATGTATGTGTAATATTTGACAATGATGACCCAGGTATTAAATCTATGCAGAGATACAAAGAAAGATATGGTCTTAACTATGTTATACTAGACATGGAAAAGGATCTCTCAGATTCAGTTGCTATGTATGGAGTAATAAAAGTTAAAGAGCACTTGCATCCATTACTAATTAAAGCTTTAAAGAATGACAGCTAGTATAAAACAAGATGTGTTGTATGAGTACATGCAACAAGAGAGTAAATATATTTCTCAGATTGATGATTTAGAACGTGTAATTGAAGCTTTAAATATTGATTACAATAACTTTAGAGAATTGTATTTTGAATCAGAAAAAGAGAAACTAGAATTACTTAGATTGATTAAAACATTAAAAGATGAGTTGGGTATATAAAAGTAAAGAGTTTAATGAGTCTTCTATACCAGAAGGTTCTGTTGGATTCATTTATCTTATGACTGCTATCATAGATGGTAAGTCTGTTGCTTATATTGGCAAGAAGAATTTCTTTTCTAATGTAAAGAAAAAGCTTGGTAAAAAAGCTTTAGCCTTGGTCACTGATAAAAGACTAAAGAAATATACCCGTGAACAGAAACCTAACTTTATGAACTACTATAGTAGCAATCAGCAACTAAAAGAAGCTTATAAAGCAGGAGTTATGATTAAAAGAGAAATCTTGATGATTTGTTATTCAGCAACTGAACTAACATATCAAGAAGTAAAGCACCAGTTTAAGTATGAGGTGCTTGAAAGAGAAGAGTATTTAAATGCCAATATACTTGGCAGATTTTACAAAACAAAATAACTATGACAGAATTAGAAATGACAGGCCTTCTGCTTAAGTTGGCTGATCTTGGCGTTACTGGAATTAAAGTACATTATGCAGGGAGTGGAGACTCTGGTGCAATTGAAAATGTTGTGTATACAGCAGAAAAATTAAGCAATATAACAAATGAAGCTTTTGATGAAATTTATGATTTAGATGTTTGGGGTGATGACAGAAATGATTTAAATGACTTAAGCACTGAACTTTGTAGTGAAGTTGACTCTTTTGTTATAGATAGACTTCTTAATGATATTGAAGATTGGTGGAATAATGATGGAGGTGAGGGTACTGTTTGTATCATAGTTCCATCTGGAAAATACAAAATAAATAATCAGATATATATAACTACTGCTGAGGAGTTTATACATAGTGGAGAATTAATAGATAAAACTTTAGATTAATGGCACATCCTTTAGATCATTGTAAATCATCAGTTAAGAGATTTGGTGGACATATACTTGATTACCAGGCAATTCATGATTGGTTTGATGAAACTAAAAAATGGATTGGGCATAGTAAACATAGAATGTTCCGTCACCATAGTGAGGGGATATTTGAATGTGAGCGTGTATTTGGTGTAAGTTTTATTAATTCAGATGGAAAAACTGTATATACAAGATATGTTGGAGAACAGCATGTAAAAGAGGATTGCTTTGGTTATATACCAAGTGCAAAAGAATGGGTAAAGGCTCTTGAGTCTGGTAAACCTGAAGAATGGATGATTAAAACACTTAAAATTGAAGACTGATGGAAAATCAATTTGATATAACTGATGATATTTTAAGAGAAATGGCTGAAAAGTATATGATGGAAGAAAGTTATGGTGAACCTCAACCTGATTTATACGTAGGTTTTTTAGCTGGTTTTAAAGCAGCAATCAAATTAGTAACAATTAAAATTGAAGACTAATGGAAAGTGTGACACATGAAAGTTTACTAGAGAACAACTGGGAATGTACTGATGTAAAAAATCAAAAATATAACCATACTTTTTTACCAGATTTAATATTATTTCTGAGTAAAGACTATGGTATTGATAATAACTATATGATAAAGTTATTATCAACTCCAGATCTTGGAGAAACTGTAAGTTTAAATATAAACTGTGTTACTATTAAGGATTTAGGAGGACTTGCACATTTACTACATAAAGTAAGTGCTGTAGGTTTAATTAAAAGATTATTGATAAACTATTAAATTGAGAACTAATGGAATTGAATAAAACAGAAACAGAGAACTTACTTAGTATGTTAAACTCTTCAGATAGAGATAATTACTATGTTGCACTTAAAGCAATAGATGCACATGAATTTGATGACTCAAGTGTTGGTTTCTTATTGTATTTGTATAAGTTTTCTAAATCTACTTATGCTAAATGGAAAGAAGAAGCACTAAAGTCAACCGTAATTCTTGAAAAATTGCTACCTGGTCTTTCTGATGAACCTTTAACATACTCAAGAGCATTAACAGTTATGATTAATAAAAGAGTAAATAAAGATTCTATAGAAATGTTTTTGGAGAGACACGTAAAAGAATTAGTAACACAATTAGAAAACATGGGTTACCCAACTGAGAAGTTGGATTTGTCCATTAAACTGAAAGAACGTGAGTAGAGAAGAAACACTTGGTAAAGCAAGTAAAGAGTTAATGTGGAAAGAGCCCTTCTATGGGTTCTTTCTACTTATGCTGAATAAAGTATGGAATAATAAAGTCCCTACGGCTGGTGTAAGTAAGCATAATATTAATTATCAGCTTGCAATCAATGAAGACTTTTGGAATAGTCTCAGTGAGAATCACCGGATTGGTTTATTGAAGCATGAGTTATTGCATATAGCATACTTTCACTTAAGTATGTATTTTAATTTTCCTGACAAAAGACTAGCTAACATAGCTATGGACATGGAAATTAATCAGTATATTGATTCTGAATATCTTCCTGAAGGAGGTATAGATATTAATAATTATACTGAATTAAATCTTGATAGAAAAGCTGGCTGTAGATATTATTATCAGATGCTAAAGCAAGCTAAAGATGAAAAGGATAAAAATGGTACATCTGGATGTCCAAACTTTGATAACTTATGTGATCAAATGGATAATGGAGGTGATGGATTACCTGATCATAGTACATGGGAAGAGTTTGAAGAACTTACTGAAGCTGAGCAAAAGCTTATGCAAAAGCAAATGGATACTCTTTTACAAAATGCTTCTATACAAACTGAGAAGAAGCGTGGTACTGTTCCAGGACATATAAAAGATCATCTTATAGAAATAAGTAAACTTGAACCACCTAAGTTTAACTGGAAACAGTATATGCGTAGGTTTACTGGTGCAAGTACTAAAGTCTATACAAAGAAGATTAGAAGAAAAGAGAATAGAAGGTATTCTGAGAATCCAGGTCTTAAGATTAAGATGAAACAACATATGTTGCTAGGTATAGATACTTCTGGTTCTGTAAGTGATTCTGAGTTACAAGAATTTATGAATGAGATAACACACATTTATAAATGCGGAGTTGATGTAACTATTATTCAATGTGATACTACTATTAGATCTATTGAACCTTTTAATCCAAAGAAAGAGTTCAAAGTACATGGTAGAGGTGGGACTGAATTTGATCCCGTCCTAGAATATTATAATGCAAACCTTCAGAAATATACAAGCCTAGTATATTTTACTGATGGAGAATGTAGTACATCTGTAAAACCTAAAGGAAATACTCTCTGGGTTTTGTCAGAACAATCAGGTATGAATGAAGACCTTCCGGGTAAGGTTATTAAATTAGAACTTTAAAAATTAAAAAGTATGAGCCAAGTAAAATTAAACATTGAAGAATTGAAGTCTTTCATGGGACACATGATTAGTAATAATCAACATATTCAAGCTCAAGGTAAAGTACCTGTAGCTGTAAACGTAGAAGGTGATGCTGGTTTAGGTAAAACTTCTTCTATTAAACAACTTGCTAAAGAACAAGGCATGGACGTAATCATGTTGAACTTAGCTGAGTTTGAAGAACTAGGTGACCTTGTAGGTTTTCCTGTGAAAGAATTCCAAATTCAAAATGCGGAAGGCAAAACAACTTGGATAAATGAATCTCAGATATCTGCTGCTAGTGCAAAAGGATTCAAAGTAATAGGAAAGAGAATGTCACATGCTGCTCCTGAGTGGATTCAGGGTAAAGGAGAAGGTGGTTTCTTGATTCTTGATGATTATACTCGTGCAGACCATAGATTTATGCAAGCTACTATGTCTTTGATTGATCAGCAATCTTATGCATCATGGAAGCTTCCTAAGAACTGGCATATTATCTTAACTACCAATCCAGATAATGGAGATTACAATGTAACTTCTCTTGACATTGCTCAGAAGACAAGATTTATTTCTGTTGAAGTAAAATTTGATGAGAAAGTGTGGGCTAAGTGGGCAGAGAAAGCAGGTATTGATGGTAGATGTATCAACTTTATGTTGATGAATCCAGAGGTGATTACTCAGAATGTCAATCCAAGAGCAATTACTACTTTCTTTAACTCTATTAGCTCTATTGATAAGTTTGAAGAACAACTACCTATCATTCAAATGATTGGTGAGGGTTCTGTTGGAGCAGATGTATCTACTATGTTCACTATGTTTATTAATAACAAGATGGATAAGATTATCTCACCACAGGATATACTTACTAATACTAATGAAGCTTATGTAGTTGGAGCACTTAACTCTGCTGTAGGTTCTGGAGATAACTTCAGAGCTGACATTGCAAGTGTTATTGCAACACGTATTGTCAATTACTCATTGACTCATGCAGAAAGCAAGCCTGTTGCTGATCCAATGGTTCAGAGATTAGTTAAGCTAACAACTGACTGCGATGCCTTTACTGATGACCTAAGATATTACATGGTTAAAGAGATTGTAAATGGTAATAAAAACAAGTTTTCTAAGCTGATGATGAACAGTGCTGTTGTAAAAATGGCTGTTAAGTAATTAATTATCAACAATAAGACGGTGTAAAAGCCGTCTTTTTAATTTTCTAAAAAATGGTTAAAACACATTTAAAAATAGAGTTATACAATACAGATTCAGGCTTTTCAAGCTATGGTGCATCACATCTTAATATTGAAGGTAAAATATCTGTAATTGAAGGTTATTTTTCTAGAGATGTAGATGATCCTACATTTATGAATCCAAAAACAGAGTATAAACTTACTGCAGGAGATAAATTTTATTTTCTTCCAGGTGTAAGTGTTCCAAGAATTAAGTTAAAAGACTTAGCTAGCTCTCACAAAATTAAAACTGTAAGAGATATTAATGATGCTACAGTAATTTTTACTGGTAAGAAAACTGCAATTTCAGTAAGTGATGATTATTGGATGCATTCTGTAACTAAAACAGGATTACTTACTTTCTTAGCTTATGCAAAAGAGAATAATAATATTACAGATTATGAATATGAAAAACTAGTTCCTGTTATTAGTTTATCTACAGAAGAAGTTATTTGTACTGATTACCAAACCTCAAGACTTCTTTGGGATACTAATATTCCTTATCATTTAGATGAAGAAGTACAAGGTAGTGATAAGTTTACTATTCTTAAACCTGACTATTATGAGTTATATAATAATCTAAAAACAAAAGAGTTATATTCAGAAGATGCCTTATATCCACATCTTAATGGTCCTGATGCTACTGTTATAGATGAGGGTATGTATGAGTCTATCTCTGAAATGTTTAGGAGTTCAGATGATGACAACTGTACTCTGGCAATGGAGATTATGGCTAACTGTGATTATAATCAAAGTATTGTTTATTTAGGTATATTATTTAATAATTACGGACATAAAATATATAACATGAGATCCAAAAATCATGTTAACTTTAAGTCTCTTTTGAACTATATGGGTAATACTGCTAAGCATCCTAGCATGGAAAAAGATGAAATTGTTAGGTGTATACTTAATAAAAATCTTCTTACAGTAGATCACATGAATGTTTTATCAAAAGAATTTGCTAATAGTATAGCACAAACAGGTAACTCTAAATACTTTAGAGTTAAGACTATTTGTTTTAGCAAAGAAGTTGATGAAGCTTTAGGACTTGAATTAACCATGCAAGTGAAAAATGACTATGTACATGCACCTGTACAAGAATTAGAAGAAGAAGAGGAAGATAATAAGTCAGAAGAACCAATCCAAGAAGATGAGTATACAAACACAGAATTTGACCCTTTTGAGTTCTGAAGAAATTCAGAGATTTTATGATGAGAAGTTTTATTTTAGCTACTCAAGTATTAACAAGCTGTTGTTCTCTCCAAGACTGTTTTACAGTCACTATATTCTCAAACAGAAAGAAGACAAGACAGATGCCCACCTCATAGCAGGTCGGGCACTGCATTGTCTTTTGCTTGAGCCAGATAGGTTTGATGAGGAGTTTGTAATGGTGCCAAAGATTCCTACAGATAGTAATAGGGTTATTATTGATCATATCTTTAAGACCCACTATGAACCAATGAATAATGATGCATTGTCACTAGAAGATTTCCCTAATGAGTTGCTAGGGCAAATGGTAGTGAACAATCTGTATCAAAGTCTCAAAACAGATGCACAGAGACTTGAAAAAATACTTACTGATAACAACAAGGAGTATTTTAACTTTTTGAAAATCAGAGGAAGTAAAACTGTGATTGATCCTGCTGTGAAGCAGCAAGCTGAAGAAGCACTTGAAGCACTTAAAGCTAATGACAGGGTAAAAGCTTTACTTCAAATGACTGATGTTAAACCACTGGGAGTCAGTGTATTTAATGAACTAATGATAAACAGTGAGTTAGATAATCAGCCATTTGGATTCAAGGGTATACTAGATAATGTTGTCATGGATGAGAACACCAAGACACTATTTGTAAATGATTTAAAAACAACTAACAAAAACATTGAAAGCTTTCCGGATACAGTTATCTATCACAGATATGATATCCAGGCTGTAATGTATGTTGGTTTAGCCTATGACAAATTTTTAAAGTCACGGGAAGATGCTGATGAGTGGAGGATTATAGTTACATTCATCGTGATTGATAAGTATAATCAAGTTTATCCATTCCAAGTATCAGAAGAAACACTAGCAATGTGGGAAGCTGAGTTCTTTAATGTAGTGAATGTTCTTAACTATCACTATGTAAATAAGGATTACACTTTACCATATCAGCTAGCAATTGGTAATGTAAAACTGTAAATTTTATGGCAATAGATGCGCTTTATAAGAGTTATTTTCAAAAGTCTAAGATATTTCTGTATCCACTCTTAGACATACGCAGGGGATCAAGTGTAGTTCCAGAACAAACTTATTTAAGTTGGGAAGGCTATGTAAACCCCGAGGATGCAAAGTTGATTGCTGTTTATCCAAAAAGAACAGATGCTGAATATATGAATTTTGAAAAGTTTGTTTTGTTAAAACATTCAAGAGCAACTGATTTTATACACATCAATGATTCACAAGTTTTGGTAACATTTGATTTTTCTGATATTAAGGAAGATTATATGCATATCATAAACGGCAGATACAATCAAATCAATATTAAACTCAAGCGCACAATCAGAGACTTCTTTGAGAAAAATAGTGGTAACTATGTTTATGTAGATAGTTATTTATTCTCAGAGAAATATTTTTCATTATATGCTAATTTACTTGGTGTAAGTGAAAACTTGTTAAGAGAAGTTGGTGAACTCTGTAGTCCACCTGACCTAGAAAAAGAAAACTTAATAGCAGAAGTATTGGAAAACAACAAAATTCTAGGTTAATTTGTAACACAAATTTATTAAAATCAACATTATGAGTAATACCATTGGAGGCAACATGCTTCTTATTAAATCAATTTGGAATGAGGGAGAGACATTTAGATTAATCCCTGTTTCATTAGACTGTCCTTATGTGGAATGTATCTTTGATCCAGAGCACAAAGTTTTAGTTGCTATCAGTAAAGTAGTGAAGACTACAATGCATATGTTACCTAAGTTAGATGACAATGGTGATCCTGCTCCACTTAAAAGTTCAAGACCAAATGGAAGAACTGTTAAAGAAGAGAGAAGAACTATTGAAACTTTCCAGGAGCATTATCTTGATAACAATGATGCTATTAATGCTGTAGTGGATATCTTTGCAGTAAACAAAAATGACTTTGATTATAAGAAGTTTCTAGCCTAAACTTTAATACCCTGTCAACCTAGATAAGTGAGGGGTGGATGAAAATCTGCCCCTTTCTTATCTAAAATATTTAGCTTATGTATATATCAGAAAGAAAATACAAGAATGCTCTTACTGTTGTTAATCAGTACAGAGCTCAACAGAAAGAGCTTGAGAAAAACAAAGTAAAAGAAAGCGGAATAACATTAGCTACTACACTTAAAGAACTTAAAGAAAGCAATATTATAAGTCGTAAGTTGTACTACAGGCTAGAAGAAAGTTACAAATGGGATTATGCTTATTCAATAAATGATACTCCTCTTGAGCCATACCTTGGATTTTTTATAGGAACTACTAAAGAAGATGTATTAAAATGGAGAGGTGTGGGAAACACCATGCTAACTGAATTTGTAACATTAATGGCTGCCGCTGGGCATGAAGTAGTATGAGGACACACTGGGTACATGACTATGAGACACTATCCAATTGTTTTGTGGGTATATTTCAAAGTGTTAAGTCAGATGATTATGAAGTTTTTGTTGTACATGACTTACAGAATGATATTGATGAGTTAATTCAGTTCTTAGAAAGAAACATTACTCTTGATGAATGGCATATATCATTCAATGGTCTTGGGTTTGACAGTCAGATTACTGAATATATTCTCAGGTCTCAAGATCAATTGAGAGAAATGGGTGGATGTGAGATTGCTGCTTGGTTATATGGCAAAGCACAGAATATTATTTCTAGTCAAGATGAAGGTAATTTCTTGGAGTTTAGTCCAAAAGACCTGCAGATTAATCAGATTGATGTATTTAAACTTAATCACTGGGATAATCCAGCTAAGAGAAGTTCATTAAAGTGGATTCAGTATACAATGGATTGGGCAAACATAAAAGATATGCCTATACACCATGCATCTGAGATAACTACATTTAAACAAATAGAGGAAATTATCTCTTATTGTAAGAATGATGTTAGTTCTACTAAAAAAATTATGCAACTGAGTAAGAAGCATATTGAACTAAGAAAGAGTCTGACTGAAGAGTATAATATAAATCTATTCAGTGCATCAGAACCAAAGATTTCTAAAGAACTGTTTGCACATTTCTTGAGTAATAAGACTGGAATAAAGAAATATGATCTTAAACAGCTTAGAACTAAGAGAGATCAGATTGTAGTAAATGATATCATACTAGATTCAATTAAGTTTAAAACGGCAACTTTCCAGAAACTGCTTAGTAAGTTCAGAGAAGTAATCATTGATCCTAATGAAACAAAAGGAGGTTTTAAGTATTCTGTACAATATAGAGGAGTTAAAACTGATTTTGGTCTCGGTGGTATTCATGGTGCTAGAAGAGGTAAGGTGTATGAATCAAATGAAGACATGATTATCATGACTTCAGATGTTACATCATTCTATCCTAATCTTGCTATTAGAAACAAATGGTCTCCAGCGCATCTTCCTAAAGAAGAATTCTGTGAACAGTATGAGTGGTTCTTTGATGAAAGAAAGAAGATAAGCAAGAAAGATATCAGAAACTATGTATACAAGATTATTCTAAATTCTACTTATGGTCTTAGTAATGATAAAAATTGCTTTCTGTATGATCCTGAGTTTACTATGAGGATTACTATTAATGGTCAGCTTAGTCTGGCTATGTTGTATGAAATGATTACTGAAGGTATACCAGGTGCAACACCACTTATGCAAAATACAGATGGTCTAGAAACTCTAATACCAAGAGAGTATCAAGATAAGTATTATGAAATATGTGCTGAATGGGAAAAGATAATGAATCTGCAGTTAGAACATGATACATATCAAAAGATTATCCTAGGTGATGTAAATAACTATATTGCTGTAAACAATCCTAAAGTAGTGGATGTTGACACAGCAATGGAAGTTAGCCTAGATAATCCACATTATGTATTTAACCGTACAAAAGAGGGAATATATAGCTATCAAGCAGTAAAGTGTAAAGGTAGATTTGAGTTTCATGATTTAGCATTACATAAGAACAAGAGTTTCTTGGTAATCCCAAAAGCTATCTTTTACTATTTTGTACACGGTGTAGATCCTGTAGAGTATCTTAAACAAGAAAAAAACATATTTGACTTTTGTGGTGGTAAAAAGATCAAGGGTGACTGGAAGTTTATCCAGGAGTATATTGAGAACAGAGAACACAAAAAAGATGACATACAAAATACAATAAGATACTATGTTTCTAACAAGGGTAGTAAGATTGTTAAGTATAACTATCTAGATCAGCGTACTACACAAATAGAAGCTGGTAAATGGCTGCAAACATTATTTATAAATGCAGACATGAAAAAGATAACAGAGTATGATTTGAATTATGATTACTATCTAGAAAAGATTATGAAAGAGATACATAATCTAGAACCTATTAAAAATCAATTAAGTTTATTCTAATGCCAAGAAAGATTAAAGACCTCACCAGAGCTAGTCTGGAGGCTGTGCCGTTGCCTGTACATGCTGCAACATACACAGTAATTTCCCATAAATCTATTATGGACTATGCCCTTGCAGAAATCACTGCAATGGGTTTTACTATTGAGAAAGAAGAATATAGAGCAACCCATGATGGGCAAATTGCTCAAGGTATCTACCAACTGAACTATAATTCAGATACGGAGATGTCACTTATGTTTGCATGGACAAACAGTTATAATAAACAAATCAGATTTAAGTGTGCTGTTGGTGGTTATGTACATGCTAATCAAACCGTTATGTTATGTGGTGAGATTGGTACATATGCTAGAAAACATACAGGTACTGCAGATGCAGATACTATTGCTATGATGAAAAACCATCTGACAAATGCAAAAATGTATTATGATAACCTTGTATTAGACAAGGAACAAATGAAGCTTATACCTATGAGCTTGAGAAGACAGTCAGAGATTCTGGGTGTATTATTTGCTGAGTATGAAATTCTAACTACTGAGCAAGCTAGTATCATGCGTCAACAAATGGACAAGCCAAGTTATTTCTATAACGGAGGTAAAGACACACTATGGTCATTCTATAATCATGCTACTGTAGCTTTACAACAATCTCATCCAAGAACATGGATGGAGGATCAACGTATGCTACATTGGTTTATTACTAATGAGGTTGGTCTTGCAACACCGGCTATTCCTCTCAGTGTAATGATTGATGATGTTGTAGTTGATCCTTTGTATGAGATACCTAATCAGACTAATATTTTAGATCAGATTGCTGAAGTTACTGAAGATCAATCTTTACTAGCAGCACAATATCCTGTTACTGAAGAGGAAGCTTTCACACCTACTGATGAATTACTTGAATATACTGATCCAGTTGGTAATACATTTGAAGCTCCTATGGTAGAAGAAAAACTATCTCTTGATGATATTCTAATCAGAATACCTAATGAAGAGAAAGCTAGTCTTTCTCCATTTGAAAAGATGCAACAGAGAATAGAAGAAGCTAATGCACGTATAGAAGCTGAGTCATCTCTTGTTTTAACTCCTGAAGAAATGGAGGAACACCGTGAAGAGTTAAATCAAATTGAAGCTTTAGAAGCTGAAGTTGCTGAAGTAATAGAAGATGAAACACCTTGGCATGAGGAGACTGTACCACCAACTGATCTAGTAACTCCAGAAGAACTAATTACACTTCAAGAAAAGCTTGAAGCTAGAGAGGTTAAAGTTATTGCTACTGAGATACTTAAAGAAGAATCAACTTTTGATTTTGATTTTGATTTAAGTGAAGATGTAGATAAACCTACAAGTGAGTCAAATGATTTTGACTTCTTTGGATAGTATACAAATCAATAAAGGGGATAACTTAGGTTGTCCCCTTTTTTTTATATTTGTTAAGTTATGATAATAGGATTAACAGTTTTAGTAATTATGTGGTTATGGCTCATATATGAGTTACATAGAGCACCAAATGAAAAAGAAGAATGAAAAAACAATTAAATGCAGTTCAAAGATTCCATGAAGCATTTGGGCAAACAAATGGTTTAAAACCACAACTATTAAAAGTTGAAGAGTTTGAGTTAAGACACAAACTAATGGCTGAAGAGAATGATGAGTACTTAGATGCTTGTGATAATGCTGATATAGTGGGTATTGCTGATGCTTTGGGTGACAAAATGTATATTTTATGTGGTACAATACTTAAACACGGTATGCAACACATAATTGAAGATATCTTTGATGAGATTCAATCAAGTAACATGAGTAAATTAGGTGAAGATGGTCAGCCTTTATTACGTGAGGACGGTAAAATCCTTAAAGGACCGCATTATTTTAAACCAGATATAAATAAATTCTTATGACAATAGTTTTTGAAGATGAAAATGGTACATCATTGTCTATTCATTATGAAGACAATGAAATGTATATTACAGTAAGTGGAGGAGATGAAGAAGACCGCAAAGATAATACTATGCACATTGAAGACATAGAAGGGTTTATTGCAGCACTGAAATTTATTACTGGTAAATCTATATAATTTATAAACTT